CTGAAGCCGGAAGACGGTATCGTCTTCAAAAGGGAAGAGCTTGTCATCCGTCGGGAGGAGCGGGACCGAGCCGAATCCAGGCACGGCCTTGGCGGGGTGCCGCGCACGACCGCAACCGTCTTCGGCCAGAAGAACGACTTCAGCGAGGTCATGCTTGGGGATCGTACCTACACCCTCGGCCCCATCCAGGCGCAGGTGGTGCGGATCCTCTATGACGCCGCCACCACCGCATCCCCCTGGCGACATGGCAAGCTGGTACTGGCGGAGGCAGGATCGTCCTGTACGCGCATGGCAGATCTGTTCAAGACCCAGTCGGAATGGCGCAAAATGATCCAATCCGACCGGCGCGGCAAATACCGCCTCAACATCAAGTTTTCATAGATCCCCCTGCGAAAGCCCGGCTTGCCGGGCTTTTTGTGTGTCTGGGGCGGCGTTCGTCCCCCCGCCATCCCTCGGATCATCCCCTTAAATCCCCCTGATTCATCCTAATTCGTCCCCCAACGGTCCATCGGCGATCCCGACGACGGATTTCTGACCGGACGCCATCCTCTCCGCAGGTTTTCGACAGGAACCCAAGGAGACACAGATGGCTACGAAACACCTCAATCAGATCGACCTGGCTGCGCGCTGGAACATTTCTCACCGCACGCTTGAGCGGTGGCGCTGGACCGGCGAAGGCCCGCGCTTCATCAAACTTGGCGGTCGGGTCGTGTACCGCCTCGAAGACGTCGAGGGGTACGAGCGCGAACAGATCCGCGCGAGCACCGCCGACACCCCCGCAAAGCCTGCGGCGTGAGGGGGCGGCAATGACGATCTCCAACCGCCTCTCCTTCGACGATCTCCGGCGCATGGCCGTCGGCGACATCGCCGCTCTGCCCGCCGAGCAGCTCGCCCTCCTGCAGGACGAGGCCGGCGAAACCCTTCGTCGCGCCAAGACGGCCTGCGACTGGCTCGATGGCGCCGTCGCTCTCAAGTACGCCGACCGTGCCCATGCGGCGCGCCAGACCGCCGGCAAGGACACCGGCACGATCCGCTTCGACGACGGTGCGGTCACCGTGATCGCCGATCTGCCGAAGCGCGTCGACTGGGACCAGGGCAAACTTACCACCCTGGTCGAGCGCATCCGGTCCGAGGGCGACGATCCGGCCGAATACGTCGACGTCGCGATCAAGGTTCCCGAACGCAAGTTCGCTGCCTGGCCGAGCCACATCCGCTCCGCCTTCGAGGACGCGCGCACCGTCCGCACCGGCAAGCCCAGCTTCCGCCTTTCCCTGACCACCGAGGTGACGTCATGAGCATCACGAAGAAACTCGCGGTGCTCCGCGAGCACCATTACGGGCTGGACGCAGTGCGCATCGTGCACGACGAAGCCCGCAAAGCTGGTGCTCTGGGCGCCGACATCGCGATCGACGCCCTGATTGCGGCGAAGGGAGGCAAGTGATGACCCTTCCGATCATCTCTGCCGATCAGCGCCTCGCCGAGCCACGCGGCATCAAGGGCACGATCTTCGGCAAGTCCGGCATCGGCAAAACCAGTCTGCTCTGGACGCTCGACGCCGCCACCACGCTGTTCATCGATCTGGAGGCGGGCGACCTCGCCATCGAGGGCTGGCCAGGCGACGGCGTCCGGCCGCGCACCTGGACCGAATGCCGCGACTTCGCGGTCTTCATTGGCGGGCCGAACCCGGCGCTGCGCGACGACCAGGTCTACAGCAGCGCCCATTACGCTGCAGTGTGCGAGCGCTTCGGCGATCCGACCGCACTCGGCCGCTACCAGACGATCTTCATCGACTCGATCACCGTCGCTGGCAGGCTCTGTTTCCAGTGGAGCAAGGGCCAGCCGGAGGCGTTTTCCGACAAGACCGGCAAGCCCGATATTCGCGGAGCCTACGGCCTGCATGGCCGCGAGATGATCGCGTGGCTCACCCATCTCCAGCATACGCGGGCGAAGAACGTCTGGTTTGTCGGGATCCTCGACGAGAAGCTCGATGACTTCAATCGGCGCATCTTCCAGCCACAGATCGACGGTTCGAAGACCGGCCTCGAGCTTCCGGGCATCGTCGATGAAGTCCTGACAATGGCGGAGATCAAGGACGACGCGGGCACGCCGTACCGGGCCTTCGTCTGCCAGACGATCAACGCTTGGAGTTTCCCCGCGAAGGACCGCTCCGGCCGTCTCGATCTGACCGAGGAGCCGCATCTCGGCCGCCTGATGGCGAAGATCCGTGGGCCCGTAATGCCCGCCTCCGAGCGGCTGGCCTATCGCAGCCCGCCTGCGGCCGCGACGGCGCCGACCACCGATGCTCCCACCCATTCCGAAAACACCTGAACGAGGAGACCCCAGTCATGTCTGGATCCTGGAACGACTTCAACGACGCCAAGCAGAACGCCAACATCATTCCGAAGGGCACACTGGCCAAGGTGCGCCTGACCATCCGCCCGGGCGGTTTCGACGATCCAGCTCAGGGCTGGACCGGCGGATACGCCACGCGCGGGACGACAGGTTCGGTCTACCTCTCGGGCGAGTTTACGGTTCTCGAAGGGCCCTACGCCCGGCGCAAGATCTTCACCCTTATCGGTCTCTACAGTCCCAAAGGGCCGGACTGGGCGAACATGGGCCGGAGTCTCGTGCGCGGCATGCTGAACTCGGCGCGCGGCATCTCCGACAAGGACAACTCCGCTCAGGCGCAGGCCGCCCGCCGCATCAGTGGATTCGCCGATCTCGACGGGCTCGAGTTCGTCGCAAAGATCGATGTCGGCACGGACACCAATGGCGATGAGAAGAACGAGATCCGCGCGGCGGTGACGCCGGATCACAAGGAATACGCCGCCATCATGGGCGTGCCCGGCACGATGGCGCCGACGCAGACCCAACCGCAGCAGCCCCAGCCTTCCCAGTCCTCGATGCCCCAATCTTCAGCCCCGACGGCGGGCGTGCGCCCGTCCTGGGCACAGTGAGGATCACGCCATGCTGTTGCGCCCCCGCCAGAAACAGTTCGTCGAGCGTAGCGTCCGCGCGCTCGGCGAGCACGGAAACACCCTTGGTGTCGCTCCGACCGGCTGCCATGCGCCGGGTACGCCCATCCTGATGTTCGATGGCTCCATTAAACGGGTAGAGGACATCGTGGTGGGCGATATGCTCATGGGTCCCGGCAGTGCGCCGCGCCGCGTTCTGGAACTGCATAGCGGCCGCGATCAGATGGTCGAGGTCCGATCCCTCAAGGGGAGCCCGTTTACCGTCAACCTCGGTCACATCCTGACGCTGGTGCGGACCAACGACGGCATTCCGGCGCGCTGCCGCAACCGCGATGGCGAGCTGGTCGATATCAGCGTGGCAGAATGGCTCGCCGCTTCCGCTTCCTTTCGCCACCTGCACAAGCTCTTGCGGCTGCCGGTGGACTTCGCCCTGCGGGACGAGCCCGAGCTGGACCCATACCTGCTGGGCGTGATCCTGGGGGATGGCAGCATAACCCACGGCGTGTCGGTGACCACGCCGGATGTGGAGATCGTCGATACGCTCTATCGCGCGGCTGCGCAGATGGGGCTGAGGGTCCGGTGTGACCAGTTGCCCGGCAACGAGGCCAACAGCTACTTCCTGCTCGACGACCGCGGTCACGGCAACGCCCTAACCGATCGGCTGCGCTCCCTCGGCATCTTCGGAAAGACATCGGGCGAGAAACTTGTGCCCGACCTCTACCGGCTCGGCTCCCGCGACACCCGTTTCGCCATCCTCGCGGGCTTGCTGGACACGGATGGCCATCTGATGAACGGACGCTGCTTCGAGTTCGTCAGCAAATCGCCCCGGCTGGCCGCCGACGTGGTCTTCATCGCCCGCAGCCTCGGGTTTCTAGCAACTACGGCCCAGAAGGAGGTCGGCGGAAAGATCTACCAGCGCATTCACATCTCTGGCGACCTCGACATGATCCCGACGCGCGTGTTGCGCAAGCAGGCGCCGCCGCGCAAGCAGAAGAAGAACGTTCTGCGCTGCGGGTTCACGGTCCACCCCGTCGGCGAGGGAGACTACTTCGGCTTCACCGTCGATGCCGACCATCGCTACCTGATGGGGGATTTCACGCTCACGCATAATTCGGGCAAGACGATCATGTTGTCGGCGGTGGCCGGCCAGATGGTCGGCGACAGCGGCTCGAAGGCCTGCGTGCTCGCCCACCGCGACGAGCTGACCGCTCAGAACCGCGGCAAGTTCGGTCGGGTGAACCCGAATATCACGACCTCGGTCGTCGATGCGAAGGAGAAATCCTGGAACGGCCAGGTCACTTTCGCGATGGTGCCCACCCTGGCGCGTGCGGGCAATCTCGACCAGCTGCCCGCGCTCGACCTCCTGGTGATCGACGAGGCGCATCACGCGGCCGCCGACAGCTATCGGCGCATCATCGACACCGCGTTGCAGCGCAATCCCATGTGCCGGATCTACGGCGTCACGGCGACGCCCAACCGGGGCGACAAGAAGGGCTTGCGCGAGGTCTTCGACAATGTCGCCGACCAGGTGCGGCTGGGTGAACTGATCGCTTCGGGCCATCTGGTGCCGCCCCGCACCTTCGTCATCGATGTGGGCGTGCAGGACGAGCTGCGCGCGGTCCGCAAGACGATGTCGGATTTCGACATGGCGGAGGTTGCGGGCATCATGGACCGCGCCCCCGTCACCGACGAGGTGATCCGGCACTGGAAGGAGAAGGCGGGCGACCGGCAGACCGTGGTGTTTTGCTCCACTGTCGCCCACGCCGAACACGTCACCGACGCCTTCAGGGCGGCAGGCGTTTCCACCGCGCTGATCCACGGCGATCTGGCGGCCGAGACGCGCAAGGCGATCCTCGCCAGTTACGCGGCGGGCGACACCCGCGTCGTCGTCAACGTCGCCGTGCTGACCGAAGGCTGGGACCACCCGCCCACCTCCTGCGTCGTGCTGCTGCGCCCCAGCTCCTACAAGTCCACCATGATCCAGATGGTCGGGCGCGGCCTGCGCACCGTCGATCCCGAGGAACACCCGGGCATCGTCAAGACCGACTGCGTCGTTCTGGATTTCGGCACCTCGAGCCTGATCCACGGCACGCTGGAACAGGATGTAGATCTCGACGGCAAGACTGAGACCGGCGAGGCCCCGACCAAGACCTGCCCGGCCTGCGAGGCTGAGATCCCGCTGGCCGCCACCGAATGCCCGCTCTGCGGTGAGGCGTTCCCGCGCGAGGATGAGGAGGCCGGTGAAGGCGCCAGTGCCGCGCCGCTCTCCGGCTTCATGATGACCGAGATCGACCTGCTGAAACGGTCCAGCTTCGCGTGGGTCGACATCTTCGGAACCGACGATGCGATGATGGCCACGGGCTTCACCGCCTGGGGCGGCATCTTCTGGCTGGACGGGGTCTGGTACGCCATTGGCGGGGCGAAGGGCGAACGCCCGCATCTGCTGGGCGTCGGCGAGCGCACCGTCTGCCTCGCGCAGGCCGACGACTGGCTGAACACCCACGAGACCGACGAGAGCGCTTTCAAGACCCGCTCCTGGCTGCGCCAGCCGCCGACGGAAAAGCAGCTGCAGTACCTGTCGCCCGAGTGCCGCCATGACTTCGGCCTGACGCGCTACCGCGCCTCGGCGCTGATGACCTTTGGCTTCAACAAGCGCGCAATCCGGCAGCGGATCGACGCGGCGGCCGCTCCCGAACGGAGGGCGGCATGACCCATGTCCACCTCCACCCCCATCACGGCCGAGGACCGGCGGCGGCTCTGGCATCCGCGTGGAACGCTCTGTGCTGTCTGCCGACGACCCACCCGTGGCTTTGGCTGGTTCGACCCGGTGCGGTCGAACCAGCCGCGCCCCTCGGTCTGGTTCTGCTCGATGGCCTGCCAGGGCTACTGGACGCGTTTGGCGCGGGAGCGCTGGGCCATGGTTGATCTCACCGAACAGGAGATGGCGGCGATCCGCGCCGCCATGAAGCCGGTCGCCGAAATCATGGAGGAGATCGGCTGGCAAGCACGGCTCTCCGATCTCTCGGAGGCGCAGGTGCTCACGCTGATCGAGGTCGCCGTCGGCGGCTTCCAGGACGCCATGCACGCCATGGCGGCAGATGCCGAGGCGGAGGTGCCGTTCTGATGCTCGACTACAACCGCCGCCCCAACTGCAGTGAGCGCATCAACGCTGTCATCGATGAGGCGATTTGCGCTGAACGCGCGGCAAACCCGCCGCGAACCTATCTCGGCGGCTCCCGTCTCGGACAGGCCTGCGAACGCGCCCTCCAGTTCGAATTCACCGGCACCCGGAAGGACGACGGCGCCGGCTTCGGTGGCCAGACGCTGCGGATCTTCGAGATCGGACATGCGCTCGAAGATCTCGCTGTCCGCTGGCTCCGGGCTGCCGGGTTCGATCTCTACACCCGCAAGGGCAACCGTGCTGACGGGGAGCAATTCGGCTTCTCGGGGGCTGGTGGGCGTATCCGCGGTCATGTCGACGGGATAATCGCCGCCGCTCCAAAGCCGCTGGGCATCGGCGTTCCCGCGCTCTGGGAATGCAAGACCATGAACGCGAAGAACTGGCGCTCCTGCGTCAAGGACGGCGTGACGAAGTCGAAGCCGGTCTACGCCGCCCAGATCGCGCTCTACCAAGCCTACATGGAAGGGACCGTCCCCGGCATTTCGGCAGCGCCCGCCGTATTCACCGCCATCAACAAGGACACCGCCGAGATGCACCACGAGTTGGTGCCGTTCGATGCTGACTTGGCGCAGCGCATGTCCGACCGCGGCGTCAGGATCCTGCAGGCCACCGACGCGGGCGAGCTGCTGCCGCGTGTTGCCCAAAATCGCGACTTTTTCGAATGCCGGTTCTGCTCCTGGGCAGAGCGCTGCTGGAACCTGCCGACATGACGGATGCCCCAAAGGACCCGCCCGACACCCCAAACGACACGAAGGATGCCACCATGAGCACCAATCACGACGACCCTCAGACCACATCGGATGGCCCATCATCTGAGACGCCCAAGGAAAATCTC